TAACAAAGTACCAGTATATCATGTACAATGGAAAGGTCGCAAGAAGGTTGGTTTTGTAACCTCTTTTGATTTCGAGGTTATGGACTTCGTAACTAAAGAAGTTGATGAGGATTATATCAAAGCTCCTGGCGAGACCATTGAATGGAAGTGGGTCAATGAGGTATATGAATGTGAAAGAATAGGTGATGCACGAGATAACATATACACTAACATGCGTCCGGTACAAGTACAGCGTAATGAGATGAACAATATCTCAGCCTGCAAGCTATCTTATAACGGCCGGAAATATTCTGATCTACATTCTGATAATATATCAGTACTGGAATTAGGGTTACCGTTCCAGATTATGTTCATCATTCTCAACTATATAATGGAAAAGACTCTTGCCAAAAGCAAGGGTAAGATCGTATTGATAGATAAGAATGCTATACCCGGCGAGGGAGACTGGGATGATGAGAAGTTCTTCTACTACGCTGATGCAATGGGTTATGGTCTGTTAGACCGTAATCAGATAGGTGTGGACAAGAGCTGGAATCAATATCAAGTACTGGATATGACGCTGTTTGAGTATATCAAGGAGTTGATAGGTCTGATGGATTATTACAAACAGCAGTGGGATGATGTAATTGGAATCACCAGACAACGTAAAGGACAAACTTACGCATCTGACCTGCAGGGTGTAAATGAACGGGCAGTATTCCAAAGTACTGTGATCACTGATATGATCTTTAGTGGATTTGAGGAATTCATTGAAAAGGAACTCCAGGGCATCATGGATTTCAGTAAGTTCCTAACTTCTAAAGGAGTTAAAAGTATTTATAATGACGATGAATTTGGAACTCAACTTCTGGAAATAGAACCAGAAGATTTTACTAATGCTGATATGGGCGTATTCGTTGATAGTTCTGCAGAACATGTTCGCCGACTCAACGAGATGAAGGGATATGCCCAGGCCATGTTGCAGAATAACGCTAAGCCATCTACCGTGATGGAAGTAATCGACAGTGTGAATGCTGCAGAGCTCAAGACTAAGCTCAAACGTATTGAAGAGATAGAAGCTGGTATTGCTCAACAGCAGGCAGAGAGTGAACAAGACCATGAAGCTATGCTGGAAGAAATACAACGGCGCCATGACGAGTATAAGGAGTTATTGAAACGTGAGACCATGGAAGCTGAGTATGACAGGAAAGAAGATCTGGAATACATTAAAGGTTCTTTCAACACTTTCACTTTCCAGGATGGTGATAACAATGATAATGGTGTTCCTGATGCAACTGAGGTTGCATACCTGGCACTTGATCGTCAGAAGCTTCTGGCGGATATAGAAGACAGACGTGCCAACCGTAAACTTAAACAAGAAGAAGCAAGTACCAGGAAAAGGGCGCTTGATCACCAGATCCAGCAGGATGCGAAGGATCATAAACTCGCAAAAGAAAAACTCAAAATAGATCGTAAGAAAGCAAATCAAAAACCTAAAACTAAACAGTAATGGTAGTAGTTAGATTTAACAGATTCCCTGAAGGAGACGGCGGTAGCGCTGCTCCGGTATTACCTCCATCTTTATCAGAATTAGACAATGGGGTAGGTGGTATCCAAAGTGGAGACGGTACTCCTAAAATACCAGATATCAGCCAACCCCAGCCCACAGGAGAACAACCCGCTTCTCCTGGTACTGAAGAAAAAGGTGACGGCCAGGGTGAGAAAGGAACGCAAGATGAGGAAGGTAAAGATGGCCAGGAAGAAAAAGAAGAAACAGGGGATGGTACTGGTGAGGAACCACAAGAGGAAGAACAGTTTTTCGACGTAGTGGAAAAACTAACCGGTGTACATGTAGAAGTAAAATACCCGGAAGGAACAGATCCCGTATCCCCTGAAGGTGTAGCCTTGCGTGATCAAGCACTCATGGAACAGGCCATGACTAACTTTGAAAGACATCTGGCCACTACTAATCCCCGTGCCTACGCTTTCTTCTTACACACAGAAGCTGGCGGTAGTGAAGAAGATTTCTTCAGTGCTACTCCAAGCTTTACGTTACCCCCTGTGGAAACATTAAAAGATTCCGTTGAAGCTCAAACCGCTTTATATAAGTATGATCTCCGTTCCAGGGGATTAGAAGATGATGCTATTGAGGCATTAGTACAAAAAGCTATCAAAGACAATAAACTGCAGGAACGTGCGACTACAGCCTATCAAACTATCGATGCTGCCCAAAAGAAGCAACTACAGGACCTGGCTACCGAGAAGAAGCGCCAGGAAGATATGATTACCTCTGCAGTAACTGGTATCAGAGATCGTATCGCCAAGGCTACAAATGAAGAGATATCTCTTGTTGTACCAGAGGCTCAGAAACCTGAATTTCAACAGTTCGTTCTTGATAGCCTGCAGTTTGATCACACTACCGGTAAGTTCTGGATCGTGCAGGAATTAAACCAGGATAACATCAAAACTCAGCTCGAATCATTGTTTTATCAACACATAAAAGGAGATCTGAACTCAATTGTACAAAAGAAAGCCAGTACAAAAGCTGCACAAAGATTAAGATTGCAAGCTGATAAGGCTAAAACGGGCACTGGTGGCGGCTCTCCAAGCACAAGTAAGGGAACTAAGCCATTAACTTTAGGTGAGATTTAAACGATTTACTCACCTATTATTCTCTCCAATTATGGCTACCAATACTTCAGCCAGTACTTTATATCCCCAGATGAAGTTCCAGGTTCAGGAACAAATCGTCGATACGAAGTCGCTGTTGGATGAAACCAACTTTTATCACCAACGCCAAGGCCAACCGTCGGAGCTTACCAAGAAGTTGACATACATTCTGGGTTCCTACAAGACCAAGTACCCCATCAGCATGATGACACTGGGCGGTGTTGGTTACGGTGTGAATAACACCGCAACTGAAATTGATGATGTACAGTTTACCTACCCGGTGATGGCTCGTAGAAACAAAGTTTCTACTGTGCTGTCAACTGAATATGTAAGCGGCGATAAACCAGGTTACGGACATGGCCGCTTCTACATCACTTTCTCTGATAACTGGATCAAACGCTTCTATGTTATCCAATCTGAACGGGGTACACAAGCCTACGTGCATAGCGATGGTGAGCCGGCTGCAAGTGGTGGCTATCGTTACGAATGTCAGTTAGATCCTGCTGAATACGAAAGTGTTTGCCCGCTGGATCAACTGGACCCGGGTGTAAAATGGATCGGCCTGCATACTGCAGTAGCTGAATCTGAATCCCGCAGTACTGAGTCCAATATGATCATGCCTGGTCTATTCAAAAACCAGATGGGCTTCATGAGAGCCGGTCTGAGCTGGGCCGGTAACGCTGCCAACAAGATCATGCGCATCAAGGTTCAAACCGATAAAGGTGAGACCGACGTGTGGATGGACTATGCCATGTGGCAGATGGAAGAGAACTGGATGGAAGAATGCGAACACTTCTACTGGTACTCTCAGTATAACAGGCTGACAGATGGTTCTATTCCATTGAAAGACCTGTTGACCGGTAAAGTGATCCCGCGTGGTTCTGGTATCCTGGAACAGATTACCAACAAAAGTACGTATTCCCGCCTCAGCTATAAAACACTGTCGTCTAAGATCGGGTATGCCTTGTTCGGCATGAATGATACCGCCAACATGAACATCACCCTGATGACAGGTACCGGTGGCCGCCGTGAATTCCACCGTGCACTCATGGCCGAAGGCGCCACTTTCCTGGGGCCTTTCGGTGCCGGTGATATCGCATCCAAATTTGTGACCGGTTCTAACTACGGCCTGATGCTGGGTGGTTACTTTGATGGCTTCTACCACATCGATGGTTATACCATCAAATTGAAGCACAACCCAGTATTTGATACCGGCCGTATCGCCCAGGTTTCTCCGCTTCACCCCGAAAGTGGTTTGCCGTTGGAGAGCTACAGGATGGTGTTCATCGACGACGGTGATGTTGATGGTCAACCTAATATTCGCCACGTAGCACAGAAAGGCCGTTCCTTCCTGGATGGTGTTGTACCAGGCCTGACCCCGATGCCCCGCTCCCTGGAAATCCTGGTAGGTAACAGTGGTGGTAAGGCTACCAAGTACCTGACTACAGTACAGGATAAATCAGAATATACTCGTATGAAGTCCGCCGGCGTTCAGATTATGAGAGCTAACAGGTGCTTCGATCTTCAATGTACAATGGGTTTGTAAGGACAACTACTGTTTAGTGTTTTCTTATAACCTGAAAGCTTCGGTCCCGTACCGGAGCTTTCTTTTATTGGGGAACTACCAGACATTTGTTTTACTAAACAGTACGTATAATGAGTGAAACTAAACACGAAAACAGCCACATTATCACCATCTTCCGGGCCGGCTCAACACTTTCCAGAGCACAGGGAAAGGACGTGGAAGAGATGTTCTCCATGGCCCGCATGAGTATTGGGTCTTACTTTAAGAAGAATAGTATGCGGGTGGGCAGTGGAATGGACTTCGATGAAGAAGAGATCATTCTACCGCTGATCCTCGACGTACCCGCAGACGATAAGGAATTCCGTAAAAAGGTTACTGAGTTCTATGAAATGCTCGATAGTGAGGTCCCGCATGATACCGGCCTGCAGTTGGAGATCGGTTTAAAAGGAAGCAATAAAGAACCTATCTCAAAGAACAATCGACCTATCAATCCATTGGAATACGTGCGCTACCGGCATGCCAAAGGGCACCCGGAGGTGGCTGAATCCAAGGAAGCTGCAAAAGGTAACTCCCTGAAAAAGTACTATATCTTCGATCCGAAGAAACTGCAGGAAAAGAGCACCAAGCGTAATGAGGAAAAGGATGCTGCTATGCAGATATACCTGGAACTCAAACAGGATCCGGCCAAGGTGGATATGATGCTTACGCTGTTAGGTATCGATCCACGTGAGTTTTCCAATTCTAACCTGCGTACAGAAGCTCTCCGCCAACAGGCCGAGCTTAATGCTGAGAAATTTATCCAAACCAAGGATGAAGGAGAATTGGAGATCAGGTACTGGATCAAGACGATGGAAAATGTCGGTGTGATCAAAAACATCGGTAATAAATATATCAACGCAGAGACAAAAGCTATAATCGGTAATAACCTGGAAGAAACTATTTATTTCTTCAAGGACGAAGAGAAATCTGAGGAGATCACCGTACTTAAAGCGTTGATGCAGGAGGCCGTTAAAAAGCCATATACCAAGCCCAAGAAAATGACTCAAATCACCAAGTAACATGACAGTTAGGGAAATGCATATTGAGCTGGATCAAAGTCTTCAGCAGATCGCAGCCCATCGGACCCGGAAGTATATGCCGGAGGAAAAGGACTGGATTCTAAACAAGATGCAGAACCGGCTTATTCAAAGTTGCATTCGCCCTAATAAAGATGGCACCGGTGGTTTTGAGATAGATCAGTTGGGAGTGGATATGCTTCGCAATCTGATAGTAAGTGGTGTCGAACTTGTACCATACATTGATCCTGGTAAGAACCGGTATATGTGTTTTTTGCCAGCTGACTATAGTAACCTGCTTTCAGACTGGTCTTTTACTACGCTTTTGTGCACATCAGTACCAGCAAATACTGCCACTGATCTTCTGGACGTTTATGCGATAAAACAGGTACGGTCAGAAAAAGAGTCGGCACCTTACTATGAGACAGTTACGGTAGCCTTTGGTGATAGTATCGTTACGGTGCCAGATGATCTGCCGTATGCAAATAAATATACAGGGTATAACAGGAAAGAGGATATCTCTCTCCTGGCACCCTGGATAGCCCCAAAAGGTAATTACTATTGGGAACAATTAGGAGATATATACCGTCCTGGTCACTATCTTCTACTTGTTCCTTATGGTAGTACCATTAATACCAGCATTACAGTTGATGGAACTGATTATACCGACTATGAAATAGTAGTAGGGCTCGAGCTCAAACATCATACTGGTAATGGTTCGCAAGTTGATAACCGGCTAACTCCATCCAACAAGGTCTCCAGTTTAAATGCAACAGCATTTTATAAAAGCTCTCATTATTCTCCTATAAGTGAGATAAAGGGCAAACTACTCTATATCTACAATGACAGTAGCTTCACAGTAAGTAAGGTAGGTATCTCCTATATTAGGAAGGCACTTCCTATTAGTCTAAGTTTGGGTACTGATAGTGAATTACCTGAAGGTTTTCATCAGCAGATATGTGACCTGGCCATCGAGTATATGAAAGGTAGACTTGAGAATGTGACAGGTCAACAGCTGGCAGAAAATGATAACAATACCAGGGTGAAACTATAACTTCCTAAAACTTACTTACCATGATCAGAAACAGGTTTTTTAAGGGAACTATCGGCAAACCAGCCGAAGTTATCATCGCCCAGTCATTGGATGCCAGCAACAGCCCTTCGGCTGGTACTGCTGCCACATCTGTAAATACCGTAACCATCGCAGGTACGCCTACTCTTGGCGATAGTATTACCTTCAACATTGGTGGTTATATTTATACCTATACCGTACCTTCCGGTGTAACTACTGCAGCTCAGGCAGTAACTGGTATCGAAGCAATGCTGGATGCCAATACCCAGGGTTTTACCGCAGCTTCTTCTGGTACAACTTCAGCAACCTTTACGCTTACCGGCCCGGTGGGAACTTCCTTTAATGGTGTTACAGTAACCGGCTCAGAAACAGGTAGTACTTTCTCTTCAATCGTTACGGCCAACTTCGCCGGTGGCGTAAACCCAGTACTGGGTTTTCAAACAACTCTGGAAGATTTCGTTGATAATGCTGATGATGGCGCCATTGCTGCCTACTGGGAAGATACCAAAGCTGCTGTAGCCTATGGTACTACGACCCTACCGGCCAACGTAGGTCGTAAATACTTCTTTGCCTGGAAGCAAGCCGACGGCGTTGTAAAGATCACAACCCCAATCCCGGTACCCGTACCTGCCACTGATAAAGTCTCTGTTGCCTATACAGCAGGCCAGGGAGATACTTATACCCTGGCTTTTGGCGGGACAATAGCTGTGACACAAATTCTGCATGTAAGGATCATCGATAAGACTTCTACTGAGGTTCCGTACCCCTCCTGGGAGTATCAGGAAACGGTTACCTCTACAGTTGCAGCTGCTGTGACGGCGCTTGCTGCCGACATCAATGCAGAGAAAATCGATAAGATATTCTCCGCTTCAGATTCCAGCACGACCCTTACTATTACTGGTACTGATACTACTAGGGTACTGGACGTAAGTGCCTATATTGAAACTTCACCGTCCCAGACCGTGGATGCCAGCAATATAGTCAAGACCCATACCCAGAAAGCCATTGCACCAGTAGGTACTTATGCCGATGTTAAATGGCTGGAAAGTTTCTTCCAAGTACAACAGGGCCTGACCCTCTACAGCCAGGAAGGTACACTGCCTTCAGATTTTGGTGAGCCAGCCAGCAACGTATTACCCAGTATCCAGTACGGTTATGTGATCATCAAAAGCTTCCGTAAGGAACAGGGTGCAACCAGAAACTACGAACAACCTTTATATACCATCATCGCCTTACCAACTGCCAGTCGTGCGTCTCTGATCGGTCTTTAAATTGCGCACACATCTCCATCATGCCATCGATCCCCCGGACCATCCGGGGGATTTTTTATTTATCTTTAAATCAAACAGGTTATCCACATGCCACAAGCTTCCCTGAATCAGATCACTACTATCATTGCCGGTCATCTGGACCGGGAATTTGATGAGCCTTTCAAGAGAATGCTGGGGCCAGTTGTGGATGCCTGGAGATCTACATTGCTTGGTAGATCCCTTGACAAACATCCTGAGCAAAGAGCAATATACAGGCAAACATTATTCGTACCGATGGAGATGGCGTCTAATGTAAGCTGTAACGTATCTGTGCCTCTTTGTAAGGTAGCCAAATCGAAAATGGAACTGCCTGTACCTCTCAGAAGCGGAAACTTTACTTTTGACTATGTAGGCAGTATTGACGGTCAAAACCCATTCCAACTTGCAGCCCCTGGTACTTTATACTATTTATCTGCTGGTAAGTACTCCAGGCATAGTTACTTCTACGAGTACACTAATGGTCGTATCGAAGTTAGACAGAACAAGCATCTGCCTATGATACGAGTAGACGGTGTATTTGACAGACCTATGGATGTAATGCAGTGGAACTGTCAACAGACAGGAAATGGGTGTGACTGGTGGGACTTACCCTATCCGGCAACCGGAGATCTCGTTCAAATGATCATTCAATACATACTGACTGTGGACTATAACAGACCGAATGTCCCAGATGGTAAAGAGATAGAGGTGAATGCCATGTCTCCGAAAAACAAGTATGAAGCATGAAACGAGAAGGAATAAAGACGCACCTGGTAAGGCATATGTGGGAAGCATATGCAGCAAAAATATTAGCCGAAAACCCTGAATACTGGGGCCGGTACCATAACAAAATACATAACTTCTACATATACGAAAAGCGTGATACTGTAGAAACTATATATGAAACGGAATTCAGAGAAGGTAAACGGGTACACATACCCAAACCGATACAAAGTTCAAAAGTGGTAGAAGTATACAGTTACACCAGGTTCCGTAAGATTGTAGAATGTTTCTTCGATAAAGCCAAAACTGCTATCATCAATGGAGAAGCAGTAGCTATTAATAGGTGTGGAAAAATATGTGCCAAAAGAGTAGAGCGTGATTTCACATCTAGCAATCAACGTATGATAAACTGGTCAAAAACCAGATTGCAGCCATTAGTATATGATCCAGTAACCGGTAAAAATAGGTATGCAAAGATTATCTTCTATACTGATGATGATTGGTGTAGAATAGGATGGTTCAGACCTGGTATGCGTAATGAAAGCGTTTATGAATTTGAACCATCTAATAGAAACTCTACTGCTACAAGCGGATTTAAATACGAATTCTCAAAGGCACTTACAAGTAATCCGCTGCTTAAATACCGGTATCTGTATTGTCCCATTAAGACTAAAGAGACAAAACCAACCTCATGATATACACCAGTACCAGCATAAGTGAAGTGATCGGTAGGATAGTCCGCAAGACCAAAGTACAGGATTCCAGCTTCCTGGTAAGCATGGATGAGTGGATCCCGGAAGCTATGGGACTTATGCGAACCAAGTACGAGCTCAAGCCGGCTTGGAAAGATATACTTATCAGTTTTCATATGGGCAAGTTGCCATGTGGCCTGATTAATATCAAAGGTGTTGAATGGAATGGTCACCGGTTAAAATATAATACTGGTTCCCGTACATTCAACGCCCCGGCACAGCAACCTTTTCCTGGTACTGAAACACGTCGTTCCGGGGTAACTCCTTTCCTTACCATACCCTACGCCAGGGAAACACCGGATGGGGAAGGAGTTATCTATGATAGTACAGCTATCAAATTACCTTATTGTATTTCTCAGGACCAATATAATTGTCTCACACTATGTGATCAATGGTATAGTACCCAGCTAGGCTATCTGCAGACTTCTTTTGCAGACGGTTGTGTAAGGATTCACTATGATACGGTACCATTGGATACTGAAGGGTTTCCGCTAATACCAGATAATGAAGCCTATAAAGAGGCTATTTACTGGTATGTCCGTGCTCAGATGATCGGCGCCGGCTGGGAAGATAAAGTATTTACCTACCAGCAGTGTGAACAACGATGGGAATTATACGCCAGCCGCGCTAAAGGCCAGATTAGTTATCCCTCTGTTGATGCCATGGAAATGAGGGTAAACACATTTACAAGGTTCATTCCACCAACTGATTACTTTGAAAAATTCTATACTACCACCGAACCAGAAGGGTATTTTGGCGATCCATTATGAAAGTAAATAAGCTACATATAGACAATAGACCAGAAGAACAGCCCCAGGGTACTTACCCATTTGGTAAGAATGGTATTC